TCTGAACCTGTTACCTCTCCATTGTTCCCATTTAATTGTGATCGGACAACCGGATTATTTATAATCTTATTGAACACTCCAAATTGATTGAGTCGAGAAAGTTTTTGTACTTGTTTCGTAGGATTAGACTTCGTACTAAATCTGATCCTTTTTGAGTTTCTTAAACTCTTCGCTTGTTCGATGTGAATCGCTGGTTCCATTGCGGATAATGTTATTGCTGTTGTATGGAATCCCTTACAGCTTAAAGCGACTGTTCATTATTATAACCTTTTATTAATAAATAGGAGGAGCCGTGCAGTCTGTCGACGATTTGTTTCGTACGTAAATGTTTACCGATGGATTTCCACCGAACGTTTTGGTCCTTTAATATAATAACTCCATAGTTTAATGTCATTTCGGACTGAAGGTTAGTGTGCCTTACACTAGAGTAGATCGATTTCTGGATAAGTATGGTTCAACAAAGGGAGTGCAATAGTTTGAGGAAGGACACGGATGTATCTGTAATGATATTCAAAACAAAAACGTTCCGCTAACTCAGGCATATTCCCTGTTGGAAGAGACTTGAAAAATTTATCTAATTTCTTTCGAGGGATCAAATCAAATTTCAACTCTTCAAACTGCGACTTATTATCGAAAAACATGGGTTTCTCAGGATTTTCAATTGGAACATGGAATTGATTCAGTGGACCAATTTTTGGAACACTCTTGATCAAAATGAAAGGAGGCTTGTCAATATGGTAAGGTAATTTGGTTTCTGTTGATATCATCTTATGTTGTAAAGTAGGCTTTTGGCCAGTACGAATGAGTCTATCTTCGGTACCGTATAAATCACGACACGCTTTAGCGTATTGTCGTTGAAACTTGGTACTTATTGATAAACACTGTTCTGTCTCAATACCCTTCTTCACATCTGGATGTAACTTAAAACCTAATCCCCCCAATTCATGAGCAAAAAAAAGATTAAACTTTCCCTTATTTGTAATATGTTGTATTATTGTCTTATTATGATGTAAAAATCGTTTGTGTGATTGCCATGGGTTTTCTGTTCCTGAAATAAATTCATTGTAACAGTCCCAGATCGGCTTCAATCTTCCATTTTTTGTATCATCTTGTCCAGACAATAATATACCACAGTTAAAGTAGTTAACTCTCTTTAATGTACATGGATCCGCCTTCAAGACAGATCGACTATTCGACGATGGATGAACATGATATGTGTGTAAAATAGAATTTATGGTAAAAATATGAGGATGAATATAGTTCTTTCCGATGGAAAGTGTAAAACCTATATTTTTTATTTCTTTCAACCAGAGTTTATAAAAACCCTCATTAGAACGAAATAAAATATCATCTCCATTAATCAGTACAGGTAACTCTGATACTGTAAATTTTAAACCCGTATATTCTTCCAGGCACTTCCAGTAACAAACTAGATTGGCTGCGCATAAGAGTGGAAAACTCAATATGGAACCCATTAATTGCCCATTTTCTTGTTTAACTATAAAACATGATTTGCCTTTAAATTCGGTTTTTTCAATTCCAAATTCAGCATTCATATCTGTTTCTTTATCAAACTTCACACCTAAACTAGTTAGATATTTCAAGAGTTCCCCATCCTCGTCATGATAGACAATATGTTGTGGATATATTTGACTTCGTAATGCATTTTTCACATACGGGGGTAGTTTCGCATCTTTTAAAGATGTTTCTAACGCCAACTCTGAAAAATTCTTATTTAATTCATCTGTAGCTCCAGCATAATCACCGGATAACCATAAATCAAACTTTTCGTCCAAACCAACTTCTGCCATGCGAGTTTCAAGAACTGACTGTCTTTCAAGTAAATCTCTGATAGTACAGGTTGTTACCACTGCACCGGTAGGATTGAAGCAAGGATAATTAAAATTCTTTTCCCAGAGATATCTCTGGAAGAATTTACCAATGTAGAGAGGGAAAACCTCTCCTTTAGTAATTAACCGAACTTTTAATTTTTCTAAAATTGCCTCTACCACGGAATAAGTCACAAACCCATCCCGTTCAAATTCCTCGAATTTCACGTCAACACCCATCTCTCCCCCTTCCTCCCCACGAACCACATAGGAATGATACATTTCTTTTACCTTTCTTAAAATATCAGAAAGTTTAGGCATCTCACCTCCATAGTTAGATTTCTTTGATGACATAGATATAAGTGGGTAACCCACTAATGATCTTGTATTGAAACCCATCCTACTATGACGTTCGGTTACCTCCACAATAGCGAACAACCAGTGCTCCTCTCGTGTTAACTCCTGATCTTCATCTTCTAATATCGAATTGTTAAAAATGGTTAGAGCTTCATCAATAATTAGTTGATCCTCCTCACAATAATGTGCATTGGCCACTGTCTTGACATCCTTAAACCATCTTCCTTTCCTCTTTGATGCAACTTTCTCACGACCCTCTATAGGAGATAATTTAAATCTTCTGTCAAATTCTTCAAAAAGATCTACGTCCTCAGGTACTTCCTGAGACCATATATTCTTTTTTTCAAATAATTTGATAATCGGGTTAGAAACGCCTGTATCAAAGTTCCGAAGTGTACCGAGCTCAATGCCCATAGCATACTCCCGAATCACCTCCCTCTGTCCTCCCTTGGCTCTTGATAATTCGATACATGCTGACTGACTGCCCTCATATAAACGTATCATGGAACAAAGATCATTTAGATCATGTTTTTCCATTTCTCGTTTACATTTAGCGGCTTCATCAATATCGTTTTGATTATCCAACCATTCATCCAGGAGTTCATTCTGGTTTTCTATATTCGATATAGAGGTAAAAAACTCATCCCTCTCATTCATCCGAGTTATCTGTGCAGCTTCACTCTTTTTTGATAGAGCAAATTGTCTCTTCTCTTGCACTGACTCCCCCAATAAATCTAACTCATTTGAACTTAAATTAGTTCTATCCTTTCCTTTATAATTGGAAAGAGGATGATAGAAACGTTCGAGGAATTCGCCATATGATTCCGTTATTGCATTGAGATCCCTTGTGGGAGCTTTATGCATGGTTTTCATATGTTTAAACTTTGACGCATTAATATAAGTATCAGGAACCTCAGCGGCCCCTCTTTTCACCCCCTGTAATAACGACCAAAACAATGTCAAATTCTTTTCAGACTTAGAAATTAATCTATTCTTTAGGAATCTTCGCATTGGACCGGTCCAAATTAAAGGATGTGATGGAAAGTTCTCTGGTTTCACGGGTAAGATATTCATCTCATTCCCATCGATATCCTTATGGCTCAGATATCGGCAAATAGGCCACGCGGTGTGGTACTTTGCAAAACTCACAAAACTTGCAATAGGCCAGTGGGCCATAGCAACCATCAATGATGATTGACTCTCAATAGAAAAAGATAAAATCTTACTATCAAAATCAATCAACATCTCCAAACTTGCCAATGAAAATCTAATCGCAGCTACGAGACTTTCTAGCTTAATTATATATTCATATTCACTGTACCTGACGATTGGTGATATACCCTTAAACTGTGTTAAAAAAAACGCAGGCAGGATAGATCCAGTCTCAATCCGAACAAAACTAGCAACCCTTGGCTGAACAAGCCCGGTTGATCGAGTATCGGATAGGTATCTAACAGTAAAACTGTCAGTGACCTCTTGGGCGAGAAGAACATCTTCTCTCAGCCCCAACAAAAAACCATCTAAAATGTCAGTGATATGGATCACTGCATCATGAGAATTCGCTCTTGACAAATCAACTCCTATATTTTGGGAGTTCTTCATTTGCGCTTATTCATG